AATGCAAAAAAGGAGATCGCATGAACAGTAAGATGATGTATAACTTGGAGTATATTCAACGACTGATGAAGGATCGGCAACCGTCAAAAGTCTGTGAAGCTACAGGTCTATCGCGGCATACTTACTACCGTGTTCGGGATGGCGTGGGAAACGTCACATACGATACGGTAAAAGTCTTGTCTGATTATTTTATGGATGTAGAATAGAAAAGACCCGCGCACACCAAAGCAACGGGTCTTTAACTGTTAACAAGTGAAAGGAGTATCTTTCGTGTCCCACTATATGACAGCTTTAGCAATGAAGCAACAGGGCTTGAAGCCCGCAACTAAAATCGTTTTGTATTGGTTGGCAGATTGCCATAATCAAGAAACAGGAAAGTGTTTTCCTAGCATCAACCATCTTGCAAGTGTTTGTGAAATGTCACGCAGATCAGTTGAGGCTCATTTAAGCGCATTAGAAACGCTTGGATTAATAAAAAGATTTAATCAGTACCGTGAGCGTGGGGGCAAGACATCTAATAGTTATGTCTTAGCACTTATGGGAACAACTGAGAATAATAGTTATACGGATAGCGATACGCAAAATCTGCGCATGGTATGCGAAAAATCTGCGCATGGGGATACGCAAAATCTGCGCATGAATAACCTTGGAAGTAATAACCTTGGAAAAGAAACTAATAAATCGGCATCTGACGATGACCGTGTTGATTATTTCTTTGATCAATTATGGAATATATATCCAAAGAAGAAAGGCAAGAAGGAAGCACGTACAGCATTTAAGGGAACAAAGAAAAAGATCGACTTCTATGATTTGCTTCCAAAGCTAATGGATTATGTGGAAACTGTGAAAGATAAAGACTTACAGTATGTGCCACATCTTTCTACATGGTTGCGTGGGGAGCGTTGGAATGATGCAGCATAATGTCTTAGAAGTTCCAAAGCAAACAGTGTATGGCTTAATACAGAGAAACCATTACATGCACAGACTGCCACCAATCACGTTTGCCTTTGGTTTGTACGATAACGATGAATTAGTTGGTGTTTGCACGTTTGGTTGTCCACCATCTAAAGACTTGTGCATTGGAGTATGTGGGCGCGACTATAAAAATGATGTGCTAGAATTAAATAGATTGTTTCTTGTGAAAAACACAAAAAATCTAGCATCATATTTTGTGAGCAGATGTTTGTCTAAACTACCAAAGCCCAAGATTGTGGTTAGCTACGCAGATACAAGTGCAAATCATCATGGCTATATTTACCAAGCAACAAACTTTATCTACACAGGTTTGTCAGCAAAACGTAAAGAAGTTGCATCAGAATTTCATGGCAGAACGGTAAAGTGGGATGCAGAAAAAGCAGTAGAAAGACCAAGGAAACATAGATATGTTTATTTCGTGGGGAATAAGAAGCAAAGAAAATTGCTTAAAGAAAACCTTAAATACCCTATTGAGCCTTATCCAAAAGGCGATAATGAAAACTATAAAGTGGGCGAAATAGCCCCAACACAAGCACTACTGATATGAAAGGCAAAACTATGACACATGAAGAAAGAATTAGACTGTTAATTGGCGAATTGATCAAAATCTTTGAGGGGTATGCAACACCCAAGCATTTAGACACACGCAAAAAAGAAGAAGATGAAGTGCGCAATATTGTGCGCATGATCAACCAGAAGTTTCCGAATGAAACTACAGCAGAGCATATAAAAGGCACTATGGACCGTGCGATGTTGAAGATTAAGGAAGCCCATAAATCACGTACATGGCCTACAGCAGCCGATATTGCAATTGCAGTGTCTAAGTCCATGACATCGCAAAGAAGTGCGCTACCAACAAATAGTGGGCCGTGGAAGCCTGATCCTTTAGAGTTGAATGCAAAGCGCATAAGAGCTGGTGAGCCTGTAGGTGAGATGTATATTCAGGGGAAAATGGCAGAACGTATGTTAGCAAGAGGTTTGGTAACAGAAGAACAACTTGCGCCATATTTAGCGTACTTGCATCACGCAAAACCATCTGTTAGTAATGAGGACACCTTATCATAGGTTTGCCTCACTGAACTACCCTCTGTGTGATCGCTCCGCAGGGGGTATTTTTATATTAAAAATTGTGTTATCTTCTCAGCAAGAGCCAACTTCTCTCCCTCCCTGTAGTTGTGTAGCTCCATGCACTTGGCTCTCCTTACTGACCCTCTGGACACGGGCATGTCTGGGGGGTCTTTTAATTTATACTAATCTAAACTAATATATACCACATATAGACGCACCCACTATGGACGGTACTATGAGTACGAAACAAGAACAAACCAATAAAATAGGCCAAAATATGGGAAACCGTGGTAAAGGTAGACCCAAAGGCGCTATGAACAAAAACAGCAAATTGCTCAAAGACGCTATTTTAGAAGCGGCATCACGTGCAGGAAATAAGTTTGGAAAAGATGGCCTTGTGTCATACTTAGAAGGGCAAGCAGAAGAAAACCCCACAGCGTTCCTAAGTTTAATGGGCAAAGTATTGCCACTACAGGTCAAAGCGGATTTAGAGGGTGAAGTGCAACACGTGGTTAGGCTCAAATGGCGCGAATAGTAGAGATAGAGCAAGAAATAGATTACAAACCACGCGATCAGATCAAAGCCTTTCATAATAGAAAAGAACGCTTTGCAATTATCGTCGCGCATCGGCGCTTTGGCAAAACCGTTGCCGCAATAAATGATTTAATACGTGGGTGCTTTGAGATAGATCGTCCGAATGTAAGGGTTGCATACATTGCTCCTTACCTTTCCCAAGCTAAAGCAGTGGCGTGGGATTATGCATTACAGTTCACAAGAGACATTCCAGACATAAAAGTAAACCATAGTGAATTGCGCATCGACTTTTTAAATGGATCGCGGTTCAGGTTATTCGGTGCAGATAATTACAATGCTATCCGGGGCTTGTACTTTGATTTGGTCGTGTTGGATGAAATGGCAGACTTCCCCGCATCAGCTTGGTCAACCGTCATACGCCCGGCTCTTGCTGATCGCCGTGGTAAAGCCACGTTTATATCAACGCCTAAAGGCAAGAATGAATTTTGGGAATTGTGGCATGAAGCGCAAAGTGATCCAAACTGGTACACCGCAATGTTCAAAGCGTCAGAAACAGGAATACTGGATCAGGAAGAACTTGATGAGGCAAGAAGGGCAATGGGCGAAGATCGCTACTTGTCAGAATTTGAGTGCAGCTTTGAGGCGGCAATCCAAGGGGCTTATTATGCAAAAGAAATGAAAGAGGCCACAGAGGATGGGCGCATTACCCGTGTGCCGTATGATCGTGCTGCGTCAGTAATTTCGGCCTGGGACCTGGGAATAGGAGATAGCACAGCAATTTGGTTTGCCCAATTTGTAGGACAAGAAGTTAGGATTATAGATTATTACGAAAACAGTGGAGTGGGTTTAGATCATTATGCAAAAGTTCTCAGCGAAAAAGGCTATCACTACGAACAACACATTTTGCCGCATGATGTTCAAGTCAAGGAGCTTGGGTCAGGCAAAAGTAGGTTGGAAACGCTTGACGCGCTGGGCATACGGAACATTGAGATTGCGCCGAAACTAGCTATAGAGGATGGCATACAAGCAGCACGTTCAATGATCCCCAAGTGTTGGTTTGATGAAGAACACTGCAATCGTGGTATAGAAGCATTACGGCAGTATCGCAGAGATTTTGACGAAAAACTAAAGTCATGGCGTGGTAAGCCATTGCACGATTGGACATCACACGGCGCTGATGCGTTTAGGTACTTGTCAGTAGGTTACAGGCCAGTTTCAAGTTGGGGTGAACCTATTAGAAGGAATTTGCGTGGTATAGCGTAATATGCTAGGGTGACACCAGAATAGGTGATCACATGGCTACAAAAAAACCAAAAAAGAAAAAAGGTCTTTGGGATAACATTCGTGCTAAACAAGCGCGTATAAAAGCGGGCAGTGGTGAAAAAATGCGCAAGCCCGGCTCAAAAGGTGCGCCTACAGCAAAAGCAATAAAAGCATCACAATCCAAAAAAGGAAAAAAATAATGCCAAAGCCTACAAAGCCCAATTCAAATAAACCAGCCTTTCAACCGTGTCCTGATTGTCCTTCACCAAGTGCGTGTAAAATGATGGGGTCATGCTTAATTGAAGGATTGAAATAATGGCTCAAGATAAAAAGAAAAAATCGGGTGGATTGCTAAACGATTTAGCAATGGGTCTTGGTCTAAAAGATCGTGATGAAAGCTATTATGCACGTACAGCGCAGACTATACAAAACCAACAAGGTGGGAATTCGGGTGCGAATTACTACAACAAGATGGTGCGAAATATAGATGGAAATCATTACTTTCCTAAACGTGGTGGACTGTTTGCGTTTATGAGTGGTGGCAATTCAGGTGGTGGAAGCACAAACACTGCGATGGATGGATTTGCAAAAATGATGGGATACCGTGATCGCTACGACATGACAGATCGTGGTGGTCGTTACGCATCAGGTGGCATGTACGAAGATGGTGGATTGGCTAGTTTCGTGGCAAACTTAGGTCACATTGGTGCAGGTAAAGAATTCGGTAATCGTCAAGCATATTCACCACTAGATGAAATGATTAAGAGTTTGGAAGCGCAAGACCCACAGCGTAAAGAAGCAATCTTGAAAGCGCTAATGCAAGCGGGTGCGATGTAGTGTCTAAAGAAAAAGACCCAAAATTAAAAAAAGTGGGTGTTAGTGGATACAACAAACCAAAGCGTACACCTAATCATCCCACTAAGTCACACGTGGTCGTGGCTAAAGAAGGTGACAAGGTTAAGACGATCCGCTTTGGGCAGCAAGGTAAAACAGGCGATAAGACGATGACTAAACGTGCAAAGTCGTTCAAGGCAAGACACGCCAAGAATATTGCTAAAGGTAAAATGAGCGCCGCTTATTGGGCTAACAAGGTGAAGTGGTAATGAGTAGTGGTCGTGGATTGCGTGGTGCGCAGCGAATAGCTAAATCACTGTTAGAATTGTTATTGCAAGCAGATGACATTCCAACGCGCAATGACGCAGAGGAAATGGCAAAACGCATTTTGAAGTTGCGTGAGCAAGGCAGAGCCAACGAAGTCACAGAAGAAATGATGGAACAAGCTGATCCATATACAATGGCAGCATATACACCACTTGATATGTCAACAGAAGCAAGGATGGAGCGGGCTGGGTTGCTTGGATTTAATCCTGATGAAAAAGCGTATCACGGCGCATTAAGTAATCCAGAGCGTTACAGTTTTTATAATGAAACTACGCCTGTATATACGTCAGACAACCCCGCAGTATCCAATACTTACACAAATGCTGAAGATAGTGGGATGTTTGATTTATTAGTAAAGCAAGGTCCAAGCGACAACATTTCAGATCAGATCAACAATTTGCGACAAAAAGCATTGGATGTAGATGTGCAAGGTTCGTCATATGCAGCAATCAGTCCAAATTATAAAACTAAAACAGGTGACAACACGATTGATAGTTTTTTTGATGTTTATTTATGGCCAGAAAATCAAGGGGAGCCAATACAGCACTTAGTAGATGGCGAAACGGTAGTTGGTCCAGTAACGTCAACAGATCAGATTGCATACGCCATGAAATATGATGATGTTCCACATGCACGAATAGAAAATGTGGTAGATCGTGGCCCATATAGCCCAAGAGCGCACCCAATTGGTGGCTTTGGCAGAAGTAGAAGTTTTGAAGAATACAAAGAAACAGACGCAGCAAACAGGGCTTGGGAGCGCACCATGCAAACCGCATCCCGAAAACCCTCTACAGATCAGATTACATATGACACAGGTGGAAGGCTTAGATCACGCTTTGCGCGATTTGACCCAGAGTTTTCCCACCTTAAAAACCTATCAGCAGCAGCAGTCCCTGCAAGCGTAGGATTGGCGCAAATGCTACAAGGTGGTGATGTATCCAAAGAAGATATTGAAGAATACTTGCGCAAGGTAGGTGGGCTATGAACTTCAT